TCAAATTTAATTAATTTACTTTTAACTGATAAAGGTGAAAGAATTATGAATCCTGAATTTGGAGCAGATATAAGAAAATCATTATTTGAAAATATAACAAGTCCTGATTTAGATACATTAAGAGTTAAAATAATAAATGCTGTTAGTATTTTTATTCCTGAAATAGAATTAACAGATGTAGCTATTAATCCTGAATTTGATTATAATTCTTTAAATATAACTATAAGTTACCGTTTACTTATTTCTAATTCAGCTGATCAAATAACTGTACAATTTACATAATAATGACTCAAGATAATAAAAACGTATCATATTTAAATAAGGATTTTAGTGATTTTAAAGCTAATCTTATAAATTACGCTAAAACCTACTTTCCTAATTCATATAATGACTTCTCAGATGCTAATCCAGGAGCAATGTTTATTGAAATGGCTTCATATGTTGGTGATGTAATGTCATTCTATGTTGATACTCAAATACAAGAGAATTTTTTATTATATGCTAAAGAAAAAGAAAATTTATATGCAATGGCTTATACTTTAGGATATAGACCTAAAGCATCTTATGCATCTATTGCTAATGTAGACATATTCCAACTAGTTCCAACAATAATAGTAAATTCAGTAGCAGTTCCTGATAGTAGATATTATTTAATAATTCCTGCAAATACACCTATCACTTCTGCTACTACTCGAACAAACTTTATAACAACACAGGATATAGATTTTAGTGATACTGGGAGTGCTACTATTACTCTTTATAATAATTCTTATTTTCTTATTAAAAAAACAACTCCTGCAATATCAGCTGAAGAAAAAACTACTACTTTCACATTTAGTACTCCACAAAAGTTTGCTACTGTTAATATTAATGATACTAATATTTTACAAATAACAGATGTAACAGACAGCGATGGAAATAAATGGTATGAAGTACCTTATTTAGCTCAATCTTCTATATATGATAAAGTAGCTAATTCTAATTATACTACAGATCAAGTTCCTTACTTATTAAAATTAAGAAGAGTTCCTCGTAGATTTGTTTCTAGACTTTTATCCAGCACATCCTTACAATTAGAATTTGGAGCTGGAGTTTCTAATAAATCAGATGAAACAATTATTCCAACTCCTGATAATATTCAATTAGGCTTAGTACCTGGAACTTCTAATTTACTAAGTAATTTTAATCAGGCTTCAGTATATTATACTCAAGAGTATGGATTAGCTCCTTCTAATACTACATTAACTGTTAAATATTTAGTAGGAGGAGGAATTACATCAAATGTTTCTGCAAATGATTTAACTATCATTAATTCAACTAGTGCTTATTTTAAATCAGGAATTAGTGATAGTTTAACACCAACTATTTTTAACAGTGTTATTTCTAATAATCCGGCTCCATCTGCTGGTGGTAAGGGTGGAGATGAGATAGAAGAAATAAGAAATAATGCTTTGTATGCTCATGCTTCTCAACTGCGTGCTGTAACTAAAAACGATTACTTAACTAGAACTTTATCTTTACCTTCTAATTATGGTAATATTGCTAAAGCTTACATAACTCAAGATGTAAATAATACTTCTCAACAAGCACAAAATTCTAATTCTTTAGCTTTAGATTTATATATATTAGCTTATAATTCAAATAAACAATTAATAACTCCTTCTACTACTTTAAAACAAAATTTAATTACTTATTTAAATGATTATAGAATGATTACTGATGCTATTAACATCAGAAATGCTTTTTATATAAACATAGGTATAAATTTTGATATTATTGTTACAAACGGATATGGTAACCAAGCTGTTTTAAGAGATTGTATAAATGCTTTAAAAAGTTTTTTCAATATAGAAAAATGGTCAATTAATCAACCAATCGTACTCTCAGATTTAACATCTCTTTTATTACAAGTAAAAGGAGTACAATCGGTTCCTAGTATTAGTCTAGTAAATAAACAAGATACCTCAGGAAATACTTATTCACCTTATGGATATGACATTGAAGGAGCTACTAGAAATGGAAATATTTATCCATCATTAGATCCTTCTATATTTGAAATTAGATACCCAAATGCAGATATACAGGGTAGAGTAGTAGTAAGTTAAAATTAAAATAAATAAATTATGAATTTAGACAAATTAAAAAATCATGTCCCTGATACTGTTATAGCACAATTACCAGATACAATTGCTAAATTTGAATTAAATACTCCTTTGCGTTTAGCACATTTTCTAGCGCAAGCTAGCCACGAATCAGGTGGATTTAAAGCGTTAAATGAAAATTTGAACTACGGTGCGAAAGGATTAGTAACCACGTTTAAAAAATATTTTCCAACAGAAGATTTAGCTAAGCAATATGAACGCAAACCTGAAAAAATAGCTAATAAGGTTTATGGTGGTAGAATGGGTAATGGTGTTGAAGCTACAGGAGAAGGTTGGAAATATAGAGGTCGTGGATATATTCAATTAACTGGTAAAGATAATTATAAAGCTTTTGATGCTGTAGTTACTGAATCTATTGTTGATAACCCTGACTTAGTGGCAACTAAATACCCATTACTATCTGCAGCTTGGTTTTTTCATAAAAATGGATTACATAAAATTGCTGATAAAGGTGCTACTGATGCTGTTGTCACTGAAGTAACTAAACGTGTTAATGGTGGTACAATAGGTTTACCTGATCGTATTAAGCATTTTAAAGAATATTACGCTGCATTATCATAAAATAGATTTGTAGTTACTATATTTATATGTAGTAATTACTAATTATGGCTGTTTATAAAATATTTCCTGAAAAGAGTGCTACTCTTTATTCATACTATCCTACTCTCAATGCAGGTTTAGATGAAATTTTAGAAGCTAGTACCTACTATTCATTACAAGGTACAAATGAAGTATCTCGTCCTTTAATTAAATTTCCATCAGATCAAATATCTGATATTATTACTAACAAAATTAGTGGAAGTAATTTTGATGTTTATTTAAGATTATATTTAGCTAATGCTTCTGAAATTCCATTAAATTATACTCTGTTTATACATCCTATAGCTAAAGATTGGGATATAGGTACTGGTAGATTAGGTAATTCTCCTATTACTACTAATGGAGTAAGCTGGTTATATACTATCTCTTCAGGAAGTGGACTTTGGATTAGTGGAAGTTTTTCATCAGGTACAACAGGATCATATTATATAAGTGGATCTACAGGAGGTGGTACATGGTATACAAGTTCAACCTACCAAGCAACTCAATCATTTACTAATATATCTTCAAAAGATATTGAAGCTAAAGTAACTAATACTGTATTAGCTTGGAACAGTAGTTCAATAGCTAATTATGGTTTTATTTTAAAACACTCATCATCTTTAGAATTTACAAACGCTAGTAAATTCGAATTAAAATATTTTTCAGGCAATACTCATACTATTTATCCACCATCTCTTGAATTTAGATGGAATGATTCATCATATATTACTGGATCTCTTACAGTGGTAACTTCAAGCTTATTTTCTCTTACATTAGGAAATAACAAAGGTGAATTTCAACAAGATTCAATTCAACGTTTTAGAGTAAATGTTAGAGATCAATATCCATCAACAACATTTAGAACATCAATAAGCTATGCTAATTCAAAAGCTTTACCTTCTTCTTCCTACTGGGCAATAAGAGATTTGGATACTGAAGAAATTGTCGTAGATTATGATACATCTTATACTAAAATAAGTTGTGATGCTAATGGTAATTATTTTGATATTTACATGAATGGATTAGAACCTGAACGTTATTATAGATTACTTGTTAAAACAATAATTAATAATAAAGAAACAATAATATCTGATAAAGATTATATCTTTAAAGTTATAAGATAATGTCACAAATCCCTATAGAAAAAATAGTATTTGATAAAGCTGCTTTTGATAAAGTTAAAAACAGACAATTTACTCAATTGTCACCTGCTAATGCTACTGGAGCACAAGAGACAGCTGCTCCCACTTTTACTATAGAAGATTTTTTAGCATTATTTGATTCCTTGTATGATTTTATACCTAATGATGTTTTAAGAGCTATGTTAGAAAGAATAGCAGCTACATTAGGAATAAGAATTGATGATACAGATATTCAAGCATTATTAGAAGAAATAACAGCATTAAGACAACAGTTAATAGAAATACAATTAACTGTAAATTCAATACCAAAAGAAGGATTTTAATTCTTACAAAATAAATGGCAGATAATATTAGAATAGTAGGTAGTATTTTAAACACAACACAAGTATCACGCTATGATATTAGTGATTTAAGATTAATTACTTCTAAAAAAATCAAAAAAAGTTTTGGAAATCCTAATGATTATATAGAATATCATGTATATGATATAGGAGATACTCCATTAGAAGCTAGTTATAATTATCTTGGTTATAAATTACCATCTAACATATCTTTAAATCCTGGAGTATCAGTAACTCCAAGTACAAGAAACGCAACTGTTAGTGGAAATCAAGTAGGTACTGTTTCTAACTTAACTACTTCATCAACATATCCTATCATTGAAATTGATCCTGTTCAGGATCTTCAAAATCTAGGATATACTTCTGGAGAATTTAAGGTTCAATATAATATATTTAATAATCAAATCTCATCTTTTCCTTCTGCTTCTTTATTTATAAAAGAAATTTCTCCTGATAGAACAGAATTAAGAGTAGGATCAGTTGTATTATCAAATAATGAAATAGAAAGTGGATCTATTAAATTAATTAATACTTATAATTCATCTTCTACTTTTGATCCTTATCTTTTAAATTTTGGAAATAATATTCAAGAAGTAGTTACTAATATAGTTTTAAATAAGATAGATACTGGATATGAGATACTATTTAAACTATATAATGAATTAGATCCTAGTATTATAGAAAAATCCTCATTATGGGTTGTAGAGGAAATCTCAGTTCCTTATATTTTTGATATTAATCTTGATACTATATTATCAGCTCCAACAGGAAGTTTTTTAAAAGGTCCTAATTTTAGAGCAATAAGCCCAAAACATAATACTACAACAACAGAATATAAAGATTTTAATGATTTATCTTCAGACTTAAAAGGTTTACAAAGTTTAAATGTTTCTCAAAGTATTAGTATTAATGTAAATTATAGTGGTGGTTTTACTAATTTTGTAACTTTTGGTTCTGCTTTATCTCGTGTACAAAATTTCTTCTCAAAAATACAGCAAATTGAAAGCTATAATAGTTTTATAAATCAATATACTCCTTATATAGCTCAAACAAGTAGTCTCCAATCTGAAATTAATTCATATACATCTAGTATTAATAGTATTATAGCTAATTTTGATGGATTTGAAAACTATTTATATTTTGAATCGGGTTCTTTCTTATCATCTGATATATATGGAATTACTCCTTATCCTAAATCAGGTAGTAATAAACCTTATACTCTTTGGCCATCAACATCACCAACTGCTTCTCTATGGTATTCAAACTCTTCAGATAATGCTTCAAACTATGATTTAGATAATAAAGACTACTTTATTTATTCTGTTCCTTCTTATGTAGTAGATGATCCTAATAATGACAATTATATTACTTTTATTAATATGGTTGGACATTTCTTTGATAATATATTAATATATGTAAAATCAATAACAGATATTAATAAAGCAAATAATAATATAAACTTAGGTATTTCTAAAGATATTGTATATAGTACTTTACAATCTTTAGGAATAAATGTATTTAATAGCTTAGGTAATCAAGATATAATTTTATATTTACTAGGAAGCAATACAGGAAGTGCAAGTTATAGTAGTTCATTAGTAGACTTTTCAGCTACAAGTAGTTATTTAAATAATATACCAAAACAAGATTTATTAGCAGAATCTTTTAAAAGAATATACCATAATTTACCTTTATTATTACAACGAAAAGGAACTATAGCCGGTCTACAAAATCTACTTTCAATCTTTGGAATATCTAGTAGAAACTATTACACCGTAATTTCAGGATCTGTTACATCTACTTATTATACTCCAACAGGCAGTTTAATGTCTAGTAGTATATTAAATATAAAAGAATTTGGAGGAGAATATAAAACTAATGCTTTAAATGAATATAATAATGATAAAGTTAGAGTTGTAAATGATGCTTTAGTAGGAACTGTATTATCTCCTTTTATTAGTATTAGACAATATGCTTCTGAATCTTCTAAGTTTAGATCTACTGATAGTCAATATGTTGATATTTCATTTTCACCTCAATCTCAAATAGATTCTCATATATCAAAATCAATATCTTCTAGTAATTCTAGTTGGTTATTAGATAATTATATAGGAGATCCTAGACAATTATATAGTAGTTCATATCAAGATTTAATAGCTCAACAAAAAATATATTTTTCTCAAGGAACAGGCTCATACTCTGGATTTACAGGCTCATTATTAAACTATAATGCTTTTTCTCGTCTAATTCAGTTTTTTGATAATTCTTTATTTAAAATGATAGAGGATTTTATTCCTGCTAGGGTTAATCTTACAACAGGAATTACTATGAATTCTCCTGTTTTAGAAAGAAATAAAATATCTTATGCTCGTCCCAATAATACTATAAATCAATTTATTTATTCTACAAGTATAAAAACATCTAGTTTTTATTCTCCATATGATAATTACTACAAATATCTATCAGGTGATAGAAAACCATATTTTAGTGGTGAACTTAGTGGAAGTGAAATAAACATATATAATAGTTATTTTATTCCTAATAACTATAATCCTTATTTATATAATACAAGTTCATATAATAGAGGATTACCTCCTGAACAACAAGTTGATTATAGCGAATTTCTGCATTCTGATTTTAATGTATTATTAAATAATGTTACAAGAAATTCATTATCACCTAGTAGACTAAACTTAGAAATTTCAGGAAGTATAGGGACTTTAGGGTCAGGTTCATACGCTATTTTTACAACATCTTCATTACAAGACTCATATTTATCTTTAGATTCATATAATTTACCACGTTATAATGGAGTAAAAATTTCTAGTGCTACTTATAACTCATATACTAGCGCTTCTTCAAATTATGTAGGTGATTTATCTTATGGGAAATCAGCAACTATAGATCATTATGTAAGAAAATTTGGATTATTTACTCAAATTGTAAGTAGTTCTTTCTTTTATAGTCGTAATTTAGTTGCTTTAAAATATTTAGTAGATGAAAGTGGTAGTTTAACAGAATTAAATCAAAATAATACTTTAAACAATACTAGTCATTGGTATGAATTGCAAAATACTTTTAAATTAGGAACAATCTCAACTGTAGCTTTATTTGATAATCAAAAATTCATTGATCAAAAAAGTACAGATGGACCTAAAACTATTTTTGATACTGGTTATTCTTATACTCCTCTATTATATTATACCGGATCTGATACTAAATTATTTTTTCAATATGTAGGAAAAGGAACTTCAATCATCCCACACCTTAATAATAGTGGATTTTTTATTAGTGGCTCTACTCCATTAAGATATACAGCTTCGGTAACAGCAACAACAGGTAGTATATTTAATATCTTTGATACCCCTGATACTGCTTTTTCTAATGGTAATTCTAATTATACTTTAGGTACAGCAACTAATTTCCCTACCTATAGTGTACCTCAAAATGCTAATATAGCGTTTTCAGCTAATTTTGGAATAAATTTTCAATTTCCAACAAGTCAAAATACAGCTTCATTTGCTTTTAGTAGTGCTAGTTTATCTAGATTTGTAAATCCTCAAACAGGATCTTTTATTGTAAATGGAGTTACTGTAGCTATAACTGGAAGTACTCTACCAGCAAATAATGCTACTACTTTCTTTGTATCTACAGGCTCAACAGCAATTAATACAATAGCATCAATAGTGACAGCTTTTAATTTTAGTAGATCACTTGCTCCTTATAGTGCATCTATTCAATATATATCAGCTAGTACATCAGCATCTAATGCTATATTATTTAGAGCTACTTCTAGTGGGGTTGGAGAAATAGGAAATACATATTATGTAACTTCAGGAAGTACAACAACATATTTTACAGGAGGAGAAAATAGAGTAACCTATAAATTTGATATAGTAGCTTCAGGATCTAATCTTAATAATATTACTTTAGCTACACAAACTCAAACATTTACTTCTTCATTAAATGTTCCTCCTGCAAATATATTTAGTTTTAATTTAACTAGTTCTTATAGAGATTTTAATCCTGGAGACCAAGTTTATTTTCAATTAAGACAATATAGTTTAACAACAAATAACTTTACTGCTTCTTTAGCACGTACTGGAGATGGAACACAATATGATGGATTAAGAAATTTACTAGCAACAACAACAACAGGAATAAATCCTTATGTAACAAGTTCTGGAGCTCCTTTCTTATCAGGCTCTGATGGAAATAATACTCTTATATTTAGTAAAACTATATCAAATTTTGTAGATTATTTATATCTACCTGCTACTAGTTCTGTAGATTTACATCCACTTTATGGAAATACCAATTCAACTTTTTATCCTAAAATTGGAGATATAATAATAATTTATTATAATAATGGAAGTCAATTTCAAGAATTAAATATTAGTAATGTAACTATTAATAATAGTAAATTAACTTTAAATGTAACTCCTACTTTAGTTAGTAATTTAATAACAGGATCATATGATAATAATACAGTAAGCGAACTCTTATTACTTTCTAAAATTCCAGATGAAACTAATATTAATTTAACTTTTGATAAAATAGATGGACAAACATCATACGGTTTTTTAATACCTCAAAATTTATCACCTGAAGTATTAAATAATATTGATAAGATAACTAAACAAGTAAAACAAAAACTTCTTAGCGACCAAGCAACAGCAATAAGTAACATTAATGGAGGAACCTTTGGTTAACATCCTCTAATTTAATATATTTATAGTATATACAACATAAAGAATTATGGCAATTTTAAATCCAACCTTAGTAACAGTAGATGCAATTCTAACCACAAAAGGTCGCCAATTATTAGCACGTAATGATGGCTCTTTCCAAATTACTCAATTTTCCCTAGCAGACGATGAAGTAGATTATACTCTTTATAATCCAAACCATCCATCTGGATCTGCATATTATGGTGAGGCTATTGAAAACATGCCTGTAATTGAAGCATTTCCTGAAGATACACAAATAATGCGTTATAAATTAGTAACACTTCCACGTGGTACTTCTCGCTTACCTGTTATTAATGTTGGATATAATAGTATTTCTTTACGTCAAGGAGCTTCATTAACCATCACTCCACAAACACTTAACTATTTAGGTGCTACAAGTACATTTGAAGCTAATGGATACGTAGTTACAATAGCTGATTCTCGTTTATTATCTTCATTTAGTGGTACCGGAGTAACAGTAACAACTCCTGGGATAACAGATTTAAATACAACTTCAGGGGCTGTACTTTCAACAAGTCAAATAGGTACTTCATTTACATTAACTGGTACAACAATTAATACTTTATTTGGATCTAGTTTGTCTACCTTAACAACTACACTTACCGTGATTGGTAGAGATAGT